CATGTGAAGCTTCCCATGCTGATCCATGCACAGAATAAGACCCCGGCGAATGTCGGAGCAAAGCATCTGATGAAGCACCTGTATCACCCACTCCGGCTTTGGCCGACCGTTGTGATAGAAGTCAGTCTTTACTTCAGCGATGCATTCGCCTTGCAAATTTACAGCCGTGCCTTCTGCGTTCCATAAATGCAGCGGTGCATTGAGTTTAATGATTCTGTCAATGCTAGACGCTATGCCGAGGTCTGGCTTCTTGTATGCCTCGGTCGGTTCAAACATTTCAACCGGCATATCAGTAAGCTCTTCGATGCGCTTTGCGCCCCACCGAGCCACACCATCTTCTAAGAACGTGCCACGATCTAAGGCGTCTTTGTTCCTTATTTCATCGATGTCTTCCACACCAGCCCGAGCAAGCTTGTGCTTGCGCAGAACCTCAATGCGGTTTTGAAATGAAGTCTTGTGCAAGACAATTGCACCGGCTTCTGAGCTACCTATTTCATAGCCTGTTTTAGTAAACTTTGGCATATCAAAGCCCCCCAAAATTTGCTGCGAAACAGGCGTCATCAAACAGACAACCAATCCACAAACTACCGTATAGGGTGATGAAAATAGACAGAACGCACAGGAACTCCTGTATTACCTGTACTGTCTGCCCTCGACGTTCTGCCGGTCCAGAACTTTTAAACAATTTATATATTATGCGCCCCATTAATTAACTCCTTTTCATAGGCCATTGTTCGCAAATTGAAAAATCCAACTGCCTCATCGTACTGCTTCCAGACCTAGTTTATTTTAAGCCAGACCCCTCGTTTGGTCGTTGTAGCGGTTCGTCTAGGTCTTCACGAGCCGCAAGCTCAGTCAGGCCGTTCGCGTCATAAGCGTATGGGCCATTATTGTCGTAAGTGTATTGGGCCGCGCCCCGCTCCCGAGGGTCTTTGGGCGTTACCCGGTTAAACTTCTGACCAGCCCACATAAGATGGTGCTGCGCGTGCATACACTTTTGCCAACCGAGTTGGCGGTTAGAACCTCGAAGCTCTTTTAATGCTTCAAGCAGTTCTTCGAGAATCTCTATGCTTTTATCCAAGTGGCGTGTGTGCCACATAGGAATATCCATACGGCGTTTGAAAGCCATGCCCCCAGATTTCATCATCATAACAGTAGGGTTCAGCTTTGTCTTATTTCTGCGCCGGTTTTGAGTTGCCATAGTTCCTCTCCTGTTCAAAACATAAAAAGACTGATTCGTTGTGTAAAGCGCCAATAGCTTTACATACTAAAGTCTAGAGATATAAACATTAGAGTACGCGCCTCACCTGACGAATTGCCATAAGGTCATCCCAGTTTTTGTTCATAAAAGTGCCTTCAGTAGTTTCAATGTGACGCTCGACGAAGGCATCGACAAGCTGCATCATTTCCTCACCGGCCCAGTATTTTAGTGTTCCTTTACAGTACTTTATATGTTCCGCGTCGATTTTTTTATCGTCACAGAAAACCTCAATCCAGCCTTCAGCAAGGCAATGTTGAACCATTAATGAAACGCTTTGCCGGGTGATTTTTGTCTGCGCCATAATGTCAGATTGGCTTGCAGGCAACTTGACAGATTTGGCGTGTACCACTGCCCAAGCGAAAGCATCTTTTTGGAAAGTTGACCTCATCCACTGTTGTAATCTGGTGGCATTCTCGTTCGAGTTTCGGCGTCGAGCATAGTTTAACTGCATATCGCAAATTGACGTTACATATCTGAGGCGCAACTCTTCTTCGATTTCGTGCGGTGTCAGACTTTTTATTCGCATGTTGTTCATTGCTCTAACCTCTTCACATAATTTCGGACTGTAGATGCGTGCCACTCGCTGCGGTCATCGACAGACTGATCTGGGTTGCGCCTGTTTTTGGTGGTCGGCACACCCATTCCGTTTAGCTGGTTAGCAATCTCGCGGTAACTAAGTCCCTGAGTTCTGAGGTTTGTCAACATGGTCGCCAATTCCCCTGCCCTCTCATCAGCCTTGGCGGCTTGCACCGCGTTGCCTATTTTTCCGGCTTTGTCGAGATTTTCATGCACGCCGAGCTTGGTAATGACGCGGCCTGACCGGGCTGTATAGCTGCCCTTCTCTTCTATCTCCTCTTTGATGCGGGTTAGAGCCGCTTTGGTGCGCATCTGGATTTGCTTGCGCTCATGTTGGGCAAACATGGCTTTGAAGCCAATGGTCATTTCGTCCAAGGTTGGATCGTCCACGACCACCAGCTTGATTTTGCCGGATGAGATTTCGTTCTCTAGGAAGCGCAGAGTTTGCCACATACTCCGAGCGATACGGCTGATGGAGTAGACCACCATTGTACTGCCGGTTTTACGGCAGTGAGAGATGCAGTCTTGCAGCACCTGTCTCTGGTCCCACGGCGTGCCGCTGGACACACCTTCTTCGCGGAACCATGTGACCTCTTGGTCGCCGCCATTCAGATACGCCTTGATGGCGTGTTCTTGGTTAACGACATCTTGCTTGTCGGTTGATACGCGCACATAACAGGCAAAGCTGCCGTCCTTGTGTGCGCCGTGGTCGCGTCTGGTTTCTGTCAGCATTGTGGTTCTCCTTCCATATCGTGGACGAGGTCTTTACCGTGTTGAACCCACTTGTCGAAATCCGCGTGATTTAAGTGTTGGACATAAACGCTCTCCTGTGCAAATTCAGCACCCTCTGGGCGCTCGTCCAAGTGTGGGTGCGTGTCATAGGTAAACACAAAGTAATTGCCGCCTGTTGTTAAAACCTTTTCTAGGCTTAGATGTTTGCATCCTATTGCCTTGAGGATTTGGGCGCGAGTAAAGCGCTGCTTTTTGCGCTTCACTTTGATGCTGAAAATCTCCGGGTCGAAGTTGTAAACTGTATCGCTCATGCGGTTTCTCCTTTCTTTACTTCAAATAAAAAACAGTCGGCTTCGTGCAGAACCCAAACTTGCCGCCACTGGTTAATCGCCAGCGAAGCGCTCTTGCTATTCGGATATGCTTGCTCAAAAAAATCGCCGCCGTCTTCGATGCGCCAGATAATCGTAAAAGTTATGTTTAATTCTCCTCACGTTTGGCGTATGTATAGAGAACTTTCTCATTTTGTCCTCATTGACACATATAGCAGCTAGCTAGCATTATACAAGTACTAGACGTAACTTTTTTATGAGAGCTAAAATGAACACTGAACCTGTTGTCCTTTTTGTTCGGATCGATCCGGCCATAAAAGAAGAACTTATTACATCAGCAAAGACCGAGCGCCGATCAGTAAACCGGCAGCTAGAGGTTATCCTTCAGAAGCACTTTAAGGCCGAACAAGTTGCGTAGAGGTTGGCACAAGTACGGCGCGAAAAAGGTCAGCTTGGACGGTCACAAGTTCGACAGTCAGGCCGAGGCCAAGCACTACTTGTTTAACCTCAAGCCCAAACTGGATGCCGGCATAATCAGAAACTTGGAAATACATCCAAGAATAAACATAGAAATAAATGGGAAAAAGATATGCACTTACATCGCGGATTTCAGATACATCGATCCGAGTCAGATTGGACCGGAAGGCCAACAGGGCGCCACAGTGGTAGAGGACGTCAAAGGGTTCAAGACAGACGTCTACAAGCTGAAGAAAAAGCTGGTGGAAGCGTGCCACAAGGGAACAGTCATCCACGAAATATCGGGAGCAGAATATCGCTCAATGACATTGTCGGATGTGTTGCCGACGAAGCCGGAATAACCCCTGCCCGGCTAATAACACGCGACCGCACTCACCAGATGACCGCGTGGCGAGGTGCTGCAATCTATCTTGCCCGAGAGAAAGGCTACACTTGGGCAGAAATTGCTGAGGTTATTCAGCGAGACCAATCTTCTTGCACAAACGGCTTTAATCGCATTTCAGAAATGATGCGCGAAAACTCTGACGTCTGGCAGTCCATCGAAAACATGAGGGCAAAGCTATGATGTGCCCCGCATGTAAGTCCAGCAAAGGCATCTGCCTCACACAAGAACACTATCGCGGCCGCATCTTCAAAAAAAGAACGTGCGGAGAATGCCGCCACAAATATGAAACCGTTGAAATTTACCGGGAAAGATATGACGGCTATGTGCAAAGCAAACGCACCCTTGCCGCCCTTGGTCAACGCTCAAAGTATAGTTATTAATATGTCTGAAATGTACAAACACCAGACCCAACGTCGAGACCCCAACCGCAACCCAGATTGGAAGTACAAGCTTGCCGCCGGGGAAGCCTTCGAGGGGCGCGTCATCAACTGGCTCACCAAAGAAGGCCACGAAGCTTTCAAGCCAATCGAAACCACTTACGACCTACACATCAATATTCGCGTCCCCCTCTATGGCGCACTGCACCTCACCGGCGAGTGCAAGTGGGACATCATGGCAGAGCAAACGCGCAACCTCGCGGTGCAGACATTCGACAATGGCAAGCCCAGCGGCATTCACCCGGACGGCCCAAACCCCGAGCTATGGTTTCACGGCGTAGGCAAAGAGATGTGGGTGGCACGCACCCGCCTCATTCAGAACCTTGTCGAGATGCACCGCACAACTTGGGGCGGTCAGACAGTCCCAATGGGAAACAAATCAGAAGGCGCACAAGGCGTGCTGATACCCATCTCAGTGGCAAAGAAAGCCATAGGAACCGAATGGGTGACGCTATGATGCAGCACATCGATTTATGTTCCGGCATTGGCGGTTTTG